CTGGGCCATCGCAGCCCCGACCGTCACCAGCGAGCCCGCCACCACCACGAGCGCGTCCGACACGCGACGCTTGACGTTGTGATACATGGTCGTCTCCACTTCGCGCCGGGAAAAAGCCCGGCCCTCTTGAGCGGCAAACCCGCGCAACTTACGAGGCCTCGCGTACGAAGTCGGCCACCAACCGCCATGACCGGCCGACCCCAAACCCGAGCGCCCAACATCCCAACATGAAACCGAGCGTAGCCGCGCTCACCGGTCACGCCCCACCGCTTGCGATGCCCGTTCACCGAACAGCATGACCAGGCCGAACACGATGACCAGCAGCGCAGCGCCGCCGATCAAGTACAACACCGCCGACCAAAGCAGCGCCGTCATAGCCGAATCAGCCCCGCAATGACACCGAGCGCGAACAGACCAACGCAGGCGATATCGACGGCCAATTCATAGGTCAGCGTCACGACCGTACCCCGATCACGTCGCCAGCGCGCGCAGCCCCGGCCGCGCGGACTCGGCCGTCAGCCGGGCGATTACCCGCACCATCTGCTGACGCGCGGCGAGCCGGCCCTCATAGGTCGCCGGCCAGCACCACGTCGAACATTCCAGAATGACCGGCTCCCCCGGTTCCTCGCGGAACACAACGAAGCCGAAATTCCGCCTCGTGCGGTCGATACACACCAAGCCATCGAATCGCGTTTGCATCACGCCCGCCCTCCCGACCGAATGACCGCCCGGAACCCGGCCAACCATTACGCCGCCCTCCCCGGCTTCCCACCTTCCGCCTGGAGCTTCGGCGCCAAGCGCGCGATCACCGCCTCCACCCGGCCCTCCCGGTTCGTGCGCAGAGTGAAGATCGCGTCGTAATCGCCCGGCTTGACTTCCTCTTGGCCACGCGGCAAAAGCATTTGCCCGACCGACGCCTCCAACACCCCGGTCTCCGGGTTCGGCGCCTGATACACGCATTGCGCTTCGGCGAGCGTGTACGGATTGCCGGTTTTCCTCGACGTGCCGCGCCGGATAACGACGCGAAGAATCTGAATCGACAACTGCATGACTTCACCCCTCTTACGTTGCAGGATGGAACTTCGAAAGACTCTCAAATCGGAGAGTCCCTCTACCTTAGAGACAACACCAACATGCGTCAAGACCCCACCTGACCAACGGCATTGAAAAAGTCACGAACGGCGCGCGCCATCAACAAGGGTTCGACGTTGCGAAGAACATCAGATCGCGACGCTTCGAATACCACGCCACCAGCGGCAACGAAGGATCGAGCAGCGAATTCATCCGAAGAACGAGCTCGGGCCAGCCGTTGAACACACCGCCGTACACCTCCCGCGGCGCCTGATCAATTCCCTTCGAGCACCACACCCGACGCTCCCCGAGCTCGCCCTGCTCGGCATTCTTCCCAATGTACTTGGCCATGTACGCTGCAAGCTTGTGTCGCAGTTTTTTCTCCCGCCACGGATTGCGCACGTCGATATTCCCTTCGCCCACAACCGACCGCCACACCGAGCGCACGAGCCGATAATTCTGTCGCCCGGCCACCGCAACGTGCATATGCCAGGCCCCGCGCTTTTGGCGCTCATGAGTCGCGACGTAGTCGAAGCCCATCACCCGCCGAATCCGCCGAACAAACTCTTTCCAATCCCGCGCCAGGCGCCCCCGATCAGTCATGTTCTCGCGATAGGTCAGCGTCAACATGCGATCCGCCTTGATCGCCTTGAGCCGAGCCGCACACTCTGCTCGCGCCCGACGAGCAGCCCGCTCCCGATTCTCAGCCCGCTTCCGGTCAAACGTCGCCCGCGCATCCCTCCAAGCAACATACGCCTCAACGTCGAATGCCTCGTCAAACGGCCCAGGATCGACCAAACGGCCCGCACGCTGCGCGCCCGACCCGGAACCCATCCGCGCCCGCTTCTCAGCCGCCAAGACGCTTTCCGCGCACGTAGGCGTACGCCGATCATAGCGTTGCGCCATGACCTCCCGTTCGCCGTCGCCGAAGTCCCGAATCGATAGAACATAACTATCGACAAATGCCTGATGATCTGGCATGATGCCCGCGTCGTCTGACTGCACGTCCAATCCTCCGCTCAGATGACCGCCCGGAGACTCACCCCCCCTCCGGGTTTTTTTTGCCCATACCTACGCTTCGGAGCCCTGGCAGCAATCCGCGCCGCCTCGGACTCGCCCATCTCCCACAGCCCGAACTCTACAGTGCCCGCAAGCCCAACCGCACGAAGACACCGCTCCGCCTGCTCCCGAGTAGCAAACGGCCCATGACCGTGCTTCCCAAGCCCACCATCAACCCACCGAACGTCCCAGAGCTTCACCCGTACCCGCTTCGATTTCGTGTCCATGTTCTTTTGTGTCCCTCTTTCAAGTCTAGGCGCCGGCCTGCGGCCGGCGCCCGCCGGCTACGCCGTCAGGCGCCGACCGCTAGCCACGCCACCAGTGGCCACCACCTGCGCACCGCGCCATGTCCCCCGGACGGGCCGACCGTCCGGCCGACCTGCGGTCGGTACGGGACAGCATGGCGCGGACACACCGCATCAGCCCGCCACCGCTGCGAGCTTGCAGATTAAGGCGCGATCGCGGCCAGCCGGCGCGCATGCCGCCAACGCTCCTCCGCCGGAAGCTTCTCGACCAGCTCGAGCGCCCGACGCAGCTCGGGCCGCACCTGGCGCACCGGCTTCCTCGAGCTCGGCACCCAGCCAGGCAACCAATGCGAAAACGCACCGGCGACGATCCCGTAATCCGGCACAGGCCCGGTGCTCACCTTCTCAGCAATCTCGCGATCCATGAACCGCTGGCGAGTGTCGTAACCCTTGAACAACTCCACGCCCCGGTACACCCACCGCTCGACCAGGATCGAGTCCCGATCCGTCCCGTACCGCACGAAACCAATGTGCACCCGAGGAAGCCGACCCGACACCTTCCCGAAAGACAACGCATGCACCAGACCGGCAACCAAAGGAATCTTCAACCGATCCATGCGCCGACACACCACGTGATACTCGACGAGTGCGTCACGAAGCTGCTTGTCCAACTGGCCGAGCGACTGCGCGATCAGGTACACATCCCAACCGAGCTTGCGCGAATGGATGAAGAAGTCCAGCACCCCTTGCCGATCCTTGTCGCCCCAGGTACGCGCGTTCAGCCACGACGCCAATTCATCGAGCACCAGCAGACCGTTCTTCGATTCGTCGTAGGACGGATTGCCTTGACCCAACGCCTTCAACTCGTCGCCCGTCGGCTTATCCGGCAACCGCACACAATCGACGCGCTTGCCCGCGAACCCGAGCGCCGCCAGGTCGAGATTGAGATTCGTCGCCACGCGCCGGCCCTCGCGAAGCGCGTCACGAATCCGACCCACGGCCGAGAGAGACTTGCCCGACCCGAGCCGGCCGGCGATGAGATAGACAGCCATCAGGCCCGCGCGAACCAACCCAGCACGAAACCGGCGACACAGCCCATCAGCATCGCGACGCCCAACTGTCCGCGAGCGGCGTCGGCGAACCGAACGCACTCGGCGAGCGACATATCGAACATGGTCAAGCCCTCGACAGCAAGGTGAGATTGGCGACGTTCCAACGGTAGACGTAGCAGAGCACATCGACCCCGATGCACACCGTCGCGCACGACATACCCACATCGGCCGCGACACCGTAGAAGCCGGTCGCAGCCGCGGACACAGCGGGCACCGTCGCATTCAGCGCGGCAACAGCTACCGACGCCGCAGCAACCAAGGCAACCGTCAACGACGAGAACGTAGCCACCCAGGTCGCGGCCAGCGCAGTCTTGCGGGTCAGGAACGTCGCGAGGAACTGAAACAAGCCAGCGAACAGGCCAGCGAACAGACCACCGAGCAGCGGCATCAGACACCCCCCGAGACGGTTTCACCGACGCGCCGCCAGCAGTACAGGCCCGCCAGCACCGCCCACAACCAGGCAAAGCCCATGCGCGAGATATCGAGCGCCGGGCACGGATCGAGCGTAAACAGGCCGGCCACGTTGATCGAAGAACAGGAAGCCGTCAGCGTCGGCACCGGCAGGAGCCAGCCCCAGCTAGTCACGCCGGTTTTCTCCGCAACCTGCGCGTCCCGCGCGTTCATCGCAGTAGACAAGGCACTCTGCCCCGCCGACACCGTGCTTTCGGCCGTAGGCGTTCCAGTCTCGTCGATCTTGCAGGCAGGCGTTCCGGGCAAGCCGCATGGGTCTTTCGACTTCTCCTGCGGCGCAGGCACCTGCTCGGGCGAAGCTGGAGCCTGCGTCGTCGTCGTGGACTGCGAGACGACATTGTTGCTCGCATCAACGGTCGTGCTGTTCGTGGTCGAAGTCACGGTCACGGTGTCACCCTGAAAGCTCAGGTTGTACGTCGTCTGATTGGTCGTCGTGTAGGTGTTACCGCCCTCTTGCCGCGTCGTCGTCTCGACAGGCCCCTGCACCGAGGAAGGCCCGGTCACCTCGACCGGACCAGGAGCAAAATCGTACGCAGGGACGGCCTCCTTAACCCACTCGATCGCGGGACCAGCCTTCGAAGGATCGGCCTGCAGCGCATTCGACAGCGCGCCCTCCACCTGCACATCAGTCGCAGGCCCGTTCGTCGGGCAATTCCCCGCGATGTCCGCATGACCGACAGAACACGTGACCTTCGGACGCTGCGCGATCCCGCCAACGCCCGACGTAGTCCCGCCGCACAGCGCCGGATACACCGAGCATTGAACGTTGTTCGCGTGCGTCCACCCAGCAGGCACCTCGCCCGCAGGATAATTCGCGAGCCCAGGGTAATACACCAAGAACTCATAAGCCACGCCCGAGCAAATCTGATTCAGCGCCGTGAATTGATCAGCATACGCACCGGTACACCCCTCCTTCCACAGATCTGCAGGCTGGCCACCCTGCGGAGCCTCCCAGTGATCAGAAACCCAAACGATGCCCTCGTAAGCAAGGCCGAGCATGCCTATCGGGCCCGCGATGCCCGAGGCGATCCGCAAACCACGAGCAATCGTCGCCACGTTGACCGCGCGGGACAAGCCCAGCTCGGCCGACGCACCAGCCAACGAAAGGGACTGACTGGCCCGCAGCGCGCCAGCACCGCCAGAGGTCGAGATAGGCGGAAGAGCCTTCGGCACGTCGATCATCACCGGGCGGCCGGATGCATTGCGCACCAGAGCCCGAGAACCATCGCCCGATGTCCAGATCGCGACCGACGCTTCTACAGGCGACAGGAGCCCGAGAACAGCGAACAGCGCGGCGGAAAGTCCGGCACACGTAAATGCAGCTCGCAGCGGCTTTCGTTCCCATCCAAACACGGACGATCCTCGATGAAGGCGGCACACCCGCCGAGCAGAGAAACAACCAGGCCGGCGCGCGCCGTTGCAATCGCCATCCCCAACACCGATGGCAGCGAAAGCGCGCGCCGTACCCCCAGCATCAGCTCGCGCGGCCGATGAACTTCTTGGCCAGCTTAATGCCCACCAGGCCGGTCATCACGAGCCCGAGCAGGATGTAGCCGTAACCCGCCAGGGTCGTGGCTTTCGTGCCCAGATCCGTGAAAACCTGCTCTGCCGGGTCGG